ACTAGATTAAAAGAAAAAATGCTTATCGATATTGATGGTGAACCTCTTATCAGGTATATGTTTGATAGAGTTAGAACCATGGGATACGATACTTATGTTGTAACTGATAGTCCTAAAATTGCAGAACATATAACTAAAGGACATGTAATTATGTCTCATGAGACAGAAAATGGGACAGCTAGAATTGCATCAGTATTAGATCAACTGGAACAATATGATGTTATAATAAATATTCAGGGTGATATGGTAGATATAGATGCTTGGCATTTAAAAACTATTGTTAATAGATGCAAACAAGGTTTTGATTATATGTTAACAGCTTATACAGAAGGTTATGAACCTGATGGAGTTAAATGTATACACCAAGAAGGTAAAGCATTATGGTTTACTAGAAATGATATAGGTTATGGAGATAGACATGTAGGTATATATGCTTATAAACCTAGTTTACTAAGAGCATATGATTTACTACATGATTCATATCCAATAGAAAATTTAGAACAAAATAGAGTATTAGGATACTATGATATAGATGTAGTTAAAATTGAATATAATGGAAAAGAAATTAACACAAAAGAAGATATTGATAGCTGGACCATGCAGCATTGAAAGTGAAATACAAGCTTTAACCTTAGCTCACGATATAGGTGTATTAGCAGATAAATATAATTTTGACTATGTGTTTAAAGGATCTTTTGATAAAGCTAATAGAACCTCTGTACATTCTAAAAGAGGTGTAGGTTTAGAAAAAGCTATAAAAATATTTGATAAGTTAAAAACACATATAGGTTGTAAAGTAACAACTGATGTTCATGAGACTTGGCAAATAGATAAACTTGAGGATGTAGTAGACGTTATACAGATACCAGCGTTTTTATGTAGACAAACAGATTTATTATTAGAAGCTGGTCATACTATGAATACAGTTAATATTAAAAAAGGTCAATTTGTTGAGGGTAGGAATATGGTTCACGCTGTAAACAAAGTTTTAAGTACTGGTAATAAAAATATATGGTTAACTGAAAGAGGTAGTATGTTTGGTATGGGTGATCTTGTTGTGGATTTTAGACAGATTATTGATATGAAAGAATTAGGTTATCCTGTTATAATGGATTGTACTCATTCAACTCAAAGACCTAATTCAGGTGATACAACTTCAGGTCAACCGAAGTATGCTATACACATTGCTAAGCTTGCTAAAGCGGTTGATGTAGATGGTTGGTTCTTTGAGGTACACGAAAATCCTAGCGCAGCTTGGAGCGATGGATCAAACATGATTAAATTAGATAAATTCGAAAATATATTAAAACAAATAGCATGAGAATATTTATAGGGTATGATTCCCGTTATCCACAAGCTTCAAAAGTTTGTAGGAAATCAATGGAAAAATATAATGATAATTTAGATATTACATTTTTAGAAAAAGATTTTTTAAAGAAAATTAATTATTATGGTAGAGAAGATATACCTGGTGAGTCTACAGAATTTTCTTTTACAAGATTCTATATACCAATGATATGTCATTATGAAGGTATTGCAATATTTTGTGATAATGATTTTTTATGGAAATGTGATCCTACAGAAATGATAAAATATCTAGGTGATAAATCTATAGCTGTAGTGAAACATAAGGATATGGATATTAAACAAACTAAAATGGATGGTATTGTTAATAAACAATATCCTAGAAAAAACTGGTCAAGTTTGATTATTTTTAATTGTTCTAAATTAAAAGATTTACAAAAAGAATATTTAGATACTGCTTCAGCAGCAGAACTACACGAGTTAAGATGGGTTGATGATAATGAAATAGCAGAAATACCTAGATCTTATAATCATTTAGTGGGTTATTATAAAAAACATAATAAAATAAAAGCATTACACTATACATTAGGTGGACCATGGTTTAAAGAATATGAAAACGGAGAACTATCTGAAGAATGGCACAAAGTATCAAAAGATTAGTAAAAGATAAGTCTATAATATTTGTTGGTAATTCTGTAGAGATCATGCATTATAAACATGCTGATTTTATAGATAGCCACGATATTGTTGTTCGTTTTGGTAGAGCTATGGAAGCTACACCTAAACAAGAAGAATCTATAGGTAAAAGATGTGACATATGGATCACTGGTCAATTTAGAGCTCCTATATATAAAACACTAAAAAAAGAATTTGAATCTGGTAGATGGAAAGATACTAAGATATTAGTAAATAGATGTAGAGGTAATTTACAATTGAAAAATTGGAATTTTGAAGATCATTTACCTGAAGGTATGCAATATGAACAAATGTATACTGACAAAGAATTAATTGATATAATGGAATCTTTTAATAGAGATATAAAAGGTTGTAAAGATTTAAGACCAAGTGCTGGATTTATAAGTATACTTTGGTTTATAAATAAAGTAAAAACTTATAAAAGTATATCTCTAATAGGTTTTGATTTTTTTGCTAAAAGTATAAAGGAAAGAGGAACAGATAAGAGAGGTATTACTAGTAATTGTGATCCTCATAGTTGGCATATGCCTATATATATGAAACAACATTCAGCTCATGATATGATATTAGAACAAGAGTATATGTCGTTCTTAGAAAGGAAAGGTCTTTTCACTTGGCATGTATTAAGTGATTTATCAGAGAATAATATAAAATATAAAGGTTGGATGAAAGGTATGAGACCAATTCGTTCAGCTCCTAAGAAATCTAAGGTATCAAAGATTTTGCCACAATCTCAGCAATAATTTCTATAACAATAATAATCAGTACAGCAATTAAATACTCCCACCAATCATATTTACCGTTCTTATTAAAATCTAAGAATCTCACTTCTTAACTTTCTCAAAAGCAGATATTCCAAAGCAACCTAATGTAACCCATACAAATGAGTTATAAATTACTTCGTTTATAACTAATTCTCCATCTATAAATAGAAAACTAGTTACTAGATCTGCTATAGCGAATAATGTCATCACTATAAATGATGCAAATCCTATAATATTCTTTTCGTTAATATCGTTTTTATCTTTAAATAGTGCCCACATAACTATATATATATTCTGTTATAAACTTCTCTAGGTTTTACACCTATTAATTTTTGACCCCATTGACCTAACTTAGCTGCAAATTTATTTTTAAAAGGTTGTAAATCCCATTTATCATAATATGATATGTATTTTCCTTTATCATCTTCACCCATACTTAAAGTGTAATGACCAAGTGTATTATTAAACCTTCCTCTTGCTGGAGTTTGAGGTCCATGTTCTGCTACCCAATTTCTTGAAGGTGCATTCTTTATGTCAAAGTCGTCTTTATCTTTATTTTCCTCAATCCATTTCTCTCTATCTTTATTAAGTTTAGCTAAATGCTTAACAAAATTAGGATCATTTTGTATTTGATTTTGTATCCATTTATCAGTTTGAGGAGATCTAAGATATTCAACGTTCTCATCTCCACCATCACCAGGTCTATAATCTGAAGCCATGATAGTATTATACTTCTGATCTTTACCCATCATCATTTTAAATAGATCTATTCTCTCTCTTGAGTCTTGAAAAAATTCTTTTTGGTGATGAGTTAACTTACCATCTTGTTGATTATAAACATCTTGTATTGTGTTATCAAGATTTTTAGAAGAGAATTTTTCATTCTTTCCTTCTTCTGTTAGTTTCCATTTAGCATCAGATTCTTCATCTCCAAATATAGCCTGTTTAACTCTAGGCCAAGCATTTTGGTATCCCCATACACCAACATCTTCTGATATTTCATCTCTAAGTTTTCCAAAAATAAATTTATTTGGAGTCTCTGGATTTTCAAAACCTAATGACGATGGTCTATTATAACCATTTTGAAATTTTTCAGGTATACCTTTACTTTTTAGTTTAAATGCCATAATTAATTAACTCTTTTTCCACTGCTTTTTGCAGGATTTGGTGGGTTAGATGGTGGACTTACTATAACAGGACTTGATACATTAGGTCCTGATCCACTATTAGAAGGTGTATTTGGTATATTAATATTGTTACCAGGTCTTTGACCATAAATAGGTTGATACCTATGAGGACTATAATAAAAAGGATAATTAGGTATAATAGGATAACGATTACTTGGATAAGTGTTATAGTTATATATAGGTCTTATAGCATCTATAGGTAACTTCAAGGTATCACCTTGAGCTGTTACTGCTAATACAGATGTTATGTGCATTTGAGGTGTCTTGTATACCGTACAAGATCCTAAAGCTAACATTATAGCAAGTGCGCCTATTACTAAAGGAATCCATTTAACTATTATTTTATCTAAGTTTTTCATATTACCATATATTTTGTCTTACCGTCTTCACGATAAGCTTTTAAACATCTATTTCTATTTTCACCTGGATTTACATAACTAACATGTACCCAATTAGGGTTTTTATCGTCTCCAAATTCCCATATCATCTGATCAAAATCTAAATTTTCTTTGATAAACTTATACATATCGCAATTTTTCATATTACCATACGTGTCGTCAATATCCATTGCTTGCCCGTGACAATGTTGTGATTTTGACGATCCACCAATAGCTTTATTCAATTCTGGTCCTCTATAGAACGAGTTGATCTTTATAGGACCTCCTACGTGCATTCTAAGAGGTTCAAATATCTTTTCTGATAAGAGCTTCATATTTTGTAAATGAGCATCAGAGGGATCATTATTTAAACCCAATCTTAAAGCGGTAGTACTATATACTCCCTCTTTATAAGATACGTGCTTACTTATTCTATCCATTATTTTCTACCTTTACGACCCTTGCCTTTTAAAGCTCCAGGTATATCATCTACTTGATTTCCTACTTCTTTAATAGCTTTTATAACATCATGTAATTCTTCATGAGTTAATTTAGCTCTTTTCTTTACTTCTTCTATAGTAGCTATAGCTTTTTCATCTATAGTAGTTTTACTCCAAAGTTTAATCCATAAACTTTTAAAGTAATCTTTGGTTAATTTCCACATAATTTTTATTTTTAATTATTATTTAACAAAGACCACAATGGCCTCCACATAGTTCGCACATAGTTATTTATTTTATTGTTAGACTTAAAATACTGAAGCTGTATTAACTTCGTTAATTGCTTCTTGTATTTCTTTTAAATCAGTAGGAAGAGCAAGGTCTAAACCTGCTTTCCACTGTGTTTCTTTTACACCACCTTTAAATAATATTATCGTAGGCGCCATACGCACACGATATTCTTTCTTAGCAATCGGAGCCTTGGCAATGTCCACTCTGTAATAAATTGCATTTTCAATTTTATCCCAATCGGCAAAACAATTAGCAGCATTAAAGGAAGCCCAAAACTCCACAACAATAGGAAGTTTATCATCGTCTCCGAAAGTATGGTGTTCATTAATTTTTTCTTCAAAGTTTGAATCCTCGATCCAATACTTTGCAGGAACGTCTTGTTGCGCAAATGATATACTAGTTAATAATGTTAAAAAAATTGTATATATAAATTTCATTTTATCTATTTTTTTGTATTTCATATAATCTCTCATCTATCTTGTCTAGTTTCTCTTTCATTTCCTCTACGTCCTCTTGTGTATTCATGATAGTTTCTCTAATCAACTCGTCTTTTAGATCGTATTCTACACGATCTATAACTGGTTCAGGTAACTCTTTTGCAAGAGCTATATCAGATTGTAGTGTAAACCACATTCCCGCTAGCGTTACTACAAACGCTACAATCATACCTATTGTTTTTAAATCAAGTGTTACTTTAGTATCTTCGCCTATTTGCTTTGCCATGATTATTTCATTGTTATATTTATTCCAAAATTAGTACTATATATTTCTGAATCCCAGAATTTAGTATATTCCCCTTCAACAAATACACCTAATGCTCTACCTATTTTCCAACCAAACATTAAACCTGCTTGATAATCACTCCATTGCTCAGGCGTTGAATCTTGTACTAAACCACCTTTACCCCAGTTATTTCTATTAAGGTAACTAAAATCTTCGTCACCTTTCAAGTATCTATGATATGGTAAAATCCAGTTAGCATAAGCATGTAACCAGAATTTATTTTTAAAATGATAGAAGTCAGCTCCGACGATTGGTGCGATTTCACCATATGGATCTAAAGTATCCCATATCTCATTGTTATAACGGTTCATAAGATCAGGAAATACCTCATCTCTGAATACCTCATCTGTATGAGCAACTAATACATCATTCTCGTCCATCCAAAACCATGCTGGAAATTGTACGTAATTTCCTTCTTGATCATAGTAATTAGCTACATAATAAGTATCATAGTATCCATACTCATACCCAAGAGAGTACCATGGGTTAGCAGCTGTACCATCTTCATTTGTTTCATTTAACCATATTTCTATAGGATTGTATCCGTAAGCTTTTTCATGTGTACGATATA